CATCACTGCCGGCGTACACCGCGCCGGCCGGGAAATACGCCCACAGTCCGTCTGTGAGCACGGCGCTGTTTTGCAGCGTGATCGCAGTCCCGAACGTCACCGCGCCGTTTGCGGCCATCGTGCCGCTTGGGGTGATCAGCACAGGTGCGCCGGGTGTTTCGATGACGTAGGGCGTCCGGTCGTATCTATCGGCCGTCTGGCCGACGATCATCACCTTGGCCGAGCTGGTGAGATCGATGGCGCTGCCGGTGCTCGACTCCTCCAGCGTGCCGCGCGTGAGCGTGGTCGTGCTGTGGGTGTAGACGCAGCCGGTGCGGACCTCCCAGGCGTTGCCGTCGACGATGGAGACCGAACAGATCAGCCCGTCGTCGGCTGCGGTCAGCGTGCGATACGGCCCGGCGACGGCCGTGGAGACGGTCAGATTGCCCGAGGTGCTCGGGGTGTTGCTGACCGCGAAATATGCCCGGTTGGGGGTAGTCATGTCGGATCCTTCGGCGCCTCAGGCGTGGCGCCGGACGTTGGCACGCGGCGCGGGATTGCCGGCCGGACTGGTGATGGCGCGCACGGGATCACGACTCGGTGACTACGGTGCCGGCCGCGAGCTTGGGCGTCACGCCATCGCCACAAATGATGCTGAGGCTGAGCGCGCCGTAGTACAGCAGCGTCCCAGCGCCGGACGGGCTGGTGCCCAGGCCCCAGTGGGTCGCGGTGCCCGAGCCGCCAGTGCCCGCGGGGAAGGTCACGTCGGCGTTGACCGCGACCGCGTTGCCGGTGACGGTCCAGCCTGCGCCCGAACGCGCGACGGCGACGCGGGCGTAGCTGGTGTAGGCGATCTCGTTGGTGGTCTGGTCACCGGCCTCGTCGGGCGTCGCGGTATGCAGGCTGAAATACAGGCTGCCTGCCGTCGAACTGCCGCGCAGGCCGGTGGCGTCGCCGACGTTGGCGACATCGCTGTTGGTGAAAAGGTGTTGGAGGAGCGCGGTTTCCCACGCGTTGGATTTGCTCATGATGTCGGGACTCCAGGGTTGGGTGGGTCATCGCACGTCGCGCCGGCCGGGCGTCAACGAGTCGTAGGCGCGCTCGCAGGTGCGTCCGGCGGCGTGGGCGGCGTCAGCGAATCGAGCCAGCTCCTCGCGTCGCTCGCTGCACCGGCCGAGCACGTCGGCGAGCACTGAGGCGGCGGTGTCGGTTGCCGAGCGGATTGCGGCAGAGGTGGAATCTTGGCCGGCTGTACGACGGTAGGCAGCGAGCTGCGCCCGCAGCCGCTGACCAGCAGCAGCGGCAGCATCAGCATCAGCGCGCGCACGGTCGAGCTTGCGCGTTTGGTCATCGACGATCTCCTGGAGTGCGGTGGCGCGGCGCGCGGTCTCGGTGGCGGCGAGGACGGCGGCGTTGGCGGCCTCGACCTGGGCGGTGACGGTGCGCAGCTCGTCGGCAGCACGCACGGCCTGCCACCGCTGCCAGCCGCCCCACGCGAGCACGGCGGCCAGCACCCAGGCCAGCACCGGGATGCGGCCGAGCGCGCCGAGCACGAGCGCGCTCACGCCCAGCCCTCCGCGCGCTGCCGCCAGCGCCAGCGCACGACGCCGTATCCGACCACGAACAACAAGACGCCGACGAGCACGACGGGCGGGATGCCTAGCACGGCCTGCACCGCGGCGCCCGTCTGCTGTATCGCGTCCAGCACCGGACTTGCCGCGGCGGCGGCGCCCTCGGCCTCCTCAGCGACCTGGGCTACCGCCGTGATGGCGCCGACGCTTGCGGTGACGGCGCCGCCGCGGGCGATGGGGGAGCGTGCGAGGCTGGACTCTGGCGCCACGGCCTGGGGCATGTCGGCGTCCGCATCGCCTGCCGGCGTCAGGTACAGCGCCGCCTCGCGCGCGCGGCGTGCGATGAGGCCGGGCGACTCGACGAGCTGCCCCCCCTGGCGCGTCTTGTTCCACAGGGTGAAGGCGCGCGCCGCGGCGGGCTTGTTGCGGGCGTTGTGCAGGCGCAGCACGGACGAGCGGCGGAACGCCTGCAGCCCGATGTTGTAGGCCAGCGAGACGAGGGCCGCCAGCTCGGTGTCGTTGGTGGGCGCCGTGAGCATGCCGCGCACGCCGGCGCCCCACTCGACAAGGGACTGGCGCAGGCGCTCGTCGGCGTAGTCCTGCGTCCAGACCATGCCCTGCACGACGCCGTCGGTCTCGCCCCAGCCGCAGGTCCAGACGCCGGCCGTGCACTGGTAGGCGACGAGCCGGCAGTCCTCCTCGGTGGCGATGAGGCGCACGCACTCGCGTGGCACCGGCCAGTCGATCGGCCGGGCCAGGAGTGCGTCGACGCGCGCGAGCTTGCCCACGGCAGCGGCCCGGTCAGACGCCCAGTTTGCCGGGCGGGCTCATCACCTGCTGCGGGCTGGTCTCCGGCAGGTCCATCGGGCTGCGCTTGCTGACGTAGTCGTTGAGCCACGCGCGGGTCTTGGCCACCAGCGCCGAGACGCGCTGCGCGTCGAACGGCACCAGCCCGGCGCCCAGGCGCGACGACTGGCTGTTGACCAGCTCGATATAGCCGCTGCGCAGCAGCCGCACGACGTGATCCCACTCGTCGGACTCCATGTCGCGCATCGCCGGGAACGGCTGAATCGCATTCATCGTCGGATGCGACTCCGGCAGGTCGAGCTGCGGCTGCGCGGTGACGTAGGCGATGGCCGCGTCGATGTCGTCCAGGTAGGCCTGCAGACGCCCCATGTCGAACTCGTTGACGAATGCGACGTTGGAGGACACCGACATCTGCACCTCGCCGGCATAGCGGGCGATCTTGTCGGCCAGGTAGGTGACGTCCAGGTTGTAGACGCCGGCGGGGAACACACTCGACTCAGCCATGACGGCTCCTTTCAGTGGCGGCCGCGACCGCGGCCTGGTGCGCGGGTGCGCGGTTGGGGTGGGTCATCCGGTGGGCCATGGTTTCGCGGGCGGCCGCGCAGGCTCAGGCGCGGCCGTCTGGGCGGAAATGAAGTGCCCGCACTCACCGCTGCCCGCCCACAAATTGAAGTCGGCCAGCAGCCGGTGCTTGCCAGCCAGCTCGGCCAGCCAGCGCAGGCAGTGCGCCTTGCGCGGGCAGTGGCCGCTGGGGCGGCACAGGGCCTCGCCGTCGGGCAGGATGTGGCGCTGGATCATTCGGCTGGCCTGCGGTCGACGCGACCGACGAAGACAAGGCGTGTCCAGACCAGATACCACGGCACGTCGCGCCGCTCGCACGGGACGAACTCCTCGATCCAGCGCACGCCGTACTCCGTAAACTCCACCTGCCAGTGCATGGACCACCACGGGCGCGAGCGCGACGGCAGCAGCCGCCAGACGGGGCGCGCGGACGGCCGCCCTGCGCGCAGCCACGCGACGACGAGGCCGGCATATCTGCGGGCGGACCAGATCAGGCAGTTGGAGCGCATGGCGTCTTCACAGGGCGGCTGCACCGCGCAGCATCACCAGCGACAACAGCGACAGGCCGATCACGCCGGCCAGCGCCCATAGCGCGGCGTTGACGCGCTTGCGCAAGTCGCGCAGCGCGGGCATGTCGGGCTCGATGGCGTCGACTCGGGTTGCAAGGCGGCCGATGGCGTCGCGCATGGTCTGCATGTCGGTCGTGACTTGCTCATGCCGGATTTCGAGCCGCGTGAGCTTGTCCATGCTGTCGGTCAGCTTGACGAGCGCGACCTTGAGGTCGTCCACCTTGCCGTTGAGCGCGCCCATCTGTTCGCGCAGCAGCAGGATGTCTCCGGTGCGGGCCGGGCAGTCGGGCGGGACGGTGTGGTGCGGGTCGGTCATGGCTGGGATGCCGTCGGGCCACGCATCAGTCGCGCTCGTAACGCGTGACGGTCTGGATGATTTCGTCGTTGGCGTCGCGCTCGACGGTCTGCACTGCGCGAGTTGGGTGGTTGTCGACGACGGTGACGCCGGCCGGCTGCACGTCGACCTGGTTGACGACGGTGACCTGCGGCGCCTCGGCGGCGCGTTGCTCGGGGACGTGGACGTGGTTGGTGACGACGGGCTCGGGCACGTGCACGTCGTTGTGCACCTCGACGGCTGCGGCCGGTGGGGCGACGTGGTTGTGGATCTCGTGCCGCTGCTCGGGAACGGTGACGTAGTTGTTGACGACAGGCGGCGCGGCCTGGGCCTGCGGCGGCGCGGCCGGTGGGGCAGCGCGGCGCTGGGCGTCCATGCCGCGCCAGATTGCGTTTTCCAGCTCGGCGCGGGATGCGCGCGCGGGCCCATCGGCCGCGGCCTCGGTTTTGCCGGTCTGGAGCTGCAGCAGCAGGTCGAGGGTGCCGTCGGCGCGGAGGCGTTCGAAGTCGGATTTGAGCTCGGCGAAGACGAGCTCGGGCTTGTAGCCGCGGGCGCGGAGCTTTTCACTGACGCTGCTGAGGCCGCCGGAAATTTCGGCCAGGTCGGCCTTGACGTCCTGCTCGGGGTTGACGTAGTGCCACTTGGGGGTGGACCAGTCGACGGCGTAGTCGCGTACGCGGGTGCGGCCGGCGAGGACGGCGGCATCGACGAAGGCGCGCCAGATGGGCACGCACAGGCGCGGGATGATGGTGAGCCACTGTGTCTGCTCTGCGCTGCGGCGGAACTCGAGCAGGGCGACCCTGGCGCTGCTGAAGTTGACGCCGGCCATGTCACCGGTGAGCATTTCGTAGGTGATGCCCATGCCTGCGGCGACGAGGTGGAGGTTGAAACGCAGGTAGTCGACGTAGCCGTCGGCCGGCTTGGGCTCGACGACGGTGAGGTTGAGGCCGGCCGGCACTTGGGTGATGCCGCCGCTGGCGAGGGTGCCGAGCTCGCCGGTGCTGCGGATTTCTTCCGCGCTGGCGCTTTCGGTGAGCGGCATGTTTGCCGGGTCGCCGCTGGCAAGGACGGCGAGGCGGGTCTCGAGGTTCTTGCGCTGCAGCTCGGCGTCTTCGTAGAGCTGGAGGTCGCGCACGCGGGCGATGACGGGCGCGAGGCGCGGGAATCCGCGGCCCTGGCCGGGGCGCTCGTGGGCGAAAAGGTGGATGATGCGGTCGGCTGGGACGGGGTAGCTGGATGCGCGCAGGCTGCGGCCGGACCATTCGCCGGGGTGCTGGGCCCACAGCCAGTAGGCGGCGACTTTGCCGAGCGGGGTGTACTCGATGCCGTTGACGATGGTGTTGGCGTTGTGGGTGCCGCTTTTGCTGGTGTCGAGCCAGTCGATTTCGAGGACCTGGAGTTGCAGCGGGACGGGCAGGCCGTCCTCGGGGCGTCGGGTGCGCAGGCGGATGAGGACCTCGCCGTCCTGCTCCATGGCGCGGTAGGCGGTGGCCTGCAGGCCGTAGATGTCCTGGCGACCGTCGGCGTCGGCGAGCGGGGCCCATTGGGCCCAGAGGGCGTCGAGCGTGGCGGCGGCGGCGGCCAGGCTGCGCGGTGTTATTCCGGTGCCGACGATGTTGGCGACGAGGGCGTCGAGGCCGCGACGGATGTACGGGACGTTCTGGACCAGGGCGCGTGAGCGGGCCCGCAGGGAGGCGGCGTCGGCGGCGTGGTCGGTGTTGGCGCTGGCGCCGGCACGGCGCGGGCGCCAGCCGTCGCGCGAGCTGGCGCCTTCGTACGCGCGCGCGAGGGCGGTACGGGCGACGATGCGGCGCAGGCCGAGGTCGGGGGCGACGTAGGCGAGCAGGCGGTCGAGCAGGTTTGGCGGCGGGCTGCCTGGTGCGATGCTGGGGGCCGCCACGGATCAGTCCCCGCGAGCGGTCGCGAACCGCACGCTGTAGGTGCCGCGCCGGGTTGCCGCGCCGGCGGTTGTGGATTCGACGAGGGCGAGCTCGCTGACGATGGTCTGGCGGGCGCTGAGCAGGTCCGCCATGCTGCGGTACTGGACGCGCTTGCCCTCGACCTCGACGGCGAGCTCGCCTGATGCGATGGCGGCGTCGACGGCCGCGAGATCGTTGCTGGTGAATGGCATGGGCGGCAGTGGTGAGCCGCCAGCATGCGCGGGCGGCGGTCAGGCGTCCATGCAACAGTAGCGGGCGCGTTGTTCCATTTCCAGGAAAAGTGGGACGATTGCGCGGGGGCGCGGTTGGGCTGGTGGATAGTGGCGCATCCTTGCGCCACTATCCGGGTAGGGGCGCAAAACTGCGCCCTAGATTGCGTTATGCGTGTCGAACAGCCCAGCCTGCGGGCATCCCCGCGATAGCCAAAGGCTCTCCACTCGGTCACGCGCGCCATCCGCATGCGCAGCGGCGTCGATGCGCTGCCACCCATCAAAAACTTCGTCGTACAGAGGGCAGCGGTAGCCGCTCACCACCACCATGCCGCGCAGGCCCGCCAGGTGGATCGCCAGCTCGCGGTGCTGCTGGTCGTCCATCTCGTGCCGGTAGGCCGGTGCGCGCGTCCGCATGCCGCGCGTGCTGTGCACATAGGGCGGGTCCACGTAGTGCACGGTGTCGGCGCCGTCGTGTTGGCTCATCACGTCCAGCGCGTCTCGGTTCTCGATCACCACGCCCCGCAGCCGCTGCACCACCGCGCGCAAGTGCGCGGGGTAGTTCATCCAGTCGCTGGCCGGCGTGGTGTAGCTGCGCGTCACGCTGGAGCGGAAGCCCGTCACCTGGCCACTGATACCGGCGCTGCCGAAGCCCATGAAGCTGCGCACCAGCGTGCGCCTGGCTTGCTCCAGCGGGTCGCCGCTGGGCTCGTATGCCTGCTCGAACTCGCCGCGGGCGAAGGGGGTCAGTTCGCAGGCGCTGGCCAGCGCTTCGCCCTGGTCCCGCGCCACGCGGAACAGGTTCACGATCTCGCCGTCCAAGTCGTTGTAAACCTCGGCGTAGCTGCGTGGTTTCTGCAGCAGCACGCTGGCGCCACCGCCGAACGGCTCCACGTATGTGCGGTGCGCAGGCAGGTGGCGAATGATCCACGCGCCCAGCTTCCACTTGCCGCCGTGGTAGCGCACCAGCGGGCGCTTCGGGGCCGCCGTCGCGCCACGCATAACACTGCGCTGCACCTGAGCCCCAACGGCAGGCAACAGCGGTGGCGGCTCGGTAGCAGTGTGGGTGGTCGAAAGTTCGTGCATGCCGTTGGGTCCAGGTGAGCTAGGCGTTAGCCGGCAAACAGTTTCCCGTAGACGGCTATTCCAAAGTAAATCCCGACAACAACAGCCAGAACTTCATATCGCGCCCGGCTCTTTCCTGCCGTATAGCCTCGCGCCCACTCTCGCGTCACGGCATCCTTTGCGGAGAAAATACGCAGGCTGTCTGTTACTCGTTCAAAATCTGGCATTTCTTCTGCCCTTCCTGCCGGCTAACCCGGCGTGCAAGCGGGACTTGCTGGCGCAAGCCCCTTCACTCTGCGTTAGGGCTGTTCCAGATCGAACCCTTGTTGCTCGGCCACAGGCTGCGGCGCTGGCGGAAGCAGCGGTTGCTGTTGTGCTGCAGCACGCACGCGCGGGACCGCGATGCCGTGGAAGTATTCGGTTTCGCGCTCCATGCCAATGAAGCGGCGTCCCTCAAGGTGAGCGGCCTCGCCGGTCGTCCCGCTGCCCATGAAGCAGTCGAGCACCAAGCCGCCCGGCTTCGTCGTCAGCCGTATCAGGTGGCGCATCAGATCCACCGGCTTCTCGGCGGCGTGGTCGGTCGTCTTGCTGTTGCCGGCCATCCAGCGGCAGCGGTAAACGTCGCTCGCACTGCGGTCGTCAATGCGAGCCTTTGGCATGCCAGCAAACAACACCACCTCATAGGTCGGGCGCAGTTGGCGTGGCCCTGCCGGACCGATCCATTCCTTGTCCCAGATCAGCAGCGAATCCACCGGCCACTTGATCTTGCTGAACGCATACAAAAGGGTCGGCAGGCTGCGCCAGTTCCCGAACACGCACGCGAACCCGTCTTGCTTCAGTGCGCGCCGCGCCAACTTCAGCCACTCGGCATACCACCAGGCGCTGTTCTCCATGTCGGCCCAGCCGCCGGCCTTCGCGCTCGCGTCGCCGGTAGAGATGGCTCCAATCATGTAGGGCGGGTCGGTAATTACCGCGTCCACGCTGCACGGGTCAAGATCGGCCATCAGCTCTACGCAGTCGCCCTGGAGCAGCCTCGCTTCGCCTACGGTAACTTCTGTCGTCATGCGTTCCTTTCTTTCGCTTCGGCACCAAGCCCTAACAAGCCGGTCAACGCGACGGCCTACGGCCGCGCGTTACCGGCAGCGTTATGGCGCCCTGCGCCCCGCTTGCTTGAGCAGCCGATAGACCGTCGTCCGCCCGATCGAGAACACCCGCGCCAGTTCGGTCGCGTTCCTGCCGTTGAAAGCCCTTAGCACGTCGGCGGCAAGCTGCTGGCGGGCGCTGGCCGGGCGCGCGGCGATGTACGCCTGCTCGCCGGCGAATACCTCGCGCACGGCGCTGGCGATTTCGTCGAGCTCGGCGTCGCGGGCTGACAGCAGGCCCGCGACGCGCAGGTAGTCGAGGATGGTGTCGACCAGGTCGGGCTCTGCCGATCGCGCGGGCGCGCAGACGGTGGTGGCAGCGACTGCAAGCCGTGTGCGGCGCGCGGGGTTGGGCTGGGCCATGGGTGCGGCTTCCGGAGTTGTTTCACCAGCGGCGGCCGAAACCGGCGCGGGCTGGATCGGTTGGCTGCGCTGGCCGCGCAGGTTGCGGCTTGGCGGTTGCGAGTTGGGGGACTGCATGGGCGGCGTCGGACGATTGGACTGGCTCGGGTCCGAAGAGGTCGCCGGTGCCGGGGTCGATCGCGTCGCGCAGGCGCTGCCACATGGCGCGTGTATAGATGTCCAGGCCGATGGCGTGCGCGGCGAAGATCGCATAGACGGTGCAGTCGAGCACCTCGTTGCGCCGGTTCTTGGTGTTGGTCCAGCGGAATTGCAGGCCGCGCGCGGTGCGCACGGGGACGCGGCTTTCGGCGGTGAGCTGGTGGTAGAACTCTGGCGGCAGGAACTGGCTGAAGTGCACGTAGCCGGGTCCTGGCTCGAGGACCTGCAGCCGGCCATAAATGAGGTCTTTGGCGGTGTCTGTGCCGACGTACCAGAGGCGCACGCCGCGTTTGAGGATCTGGCCGCGCCAGTTGACGTCCTGGACGGTGGCGCGGCCTTTGACCTTCTTGGACGGCAGCGGGTCGCCGCGCACGGCGTAGACCTTGCGTTGCTCGCGGTGGCGGCAGTAGTTGTAGGCCTGGTGGGTGTAGTGGCCGCCTGTGTCGATGGCGACGGCCTCGATGCGCATGGACCGGCCGCTGGCGTGGGTGAAGACGCCGCCGAGGTACGGGTCGAGCTTGGCGGCCCAGTCGCGCTCGTCGGCAGGGTTGCCGTTGAGGACGGCGTAGTCGACGGCCCACATTTCCTCGCCGGCGCCGATGGCCCAGACGACGACCTCGAAGCGGCGCTCTTGCACGTCGACGCCGGCGACGAGGACCAGGCCGCCGCGCGGGACGGTGCGCAGGTTGTAGGGCTCTGCCCGTTTGGCGAGCTCGTGCTCGTCGGCGCGTTCGAAGACCTCCTCCCACAGGTCGCCCAGGGTTTCGTTGACGAAGGTGATGAGGGGGCCCTTTTCGCCTTCGCGTGCGCTGTCGGTGGCCTCGAGGAACTCGCGCACGATGTCGGGCCAAGAGCGCTGCGGGCTGTAGGCTGTCCAGATGTGGAAGGCGACGTGGCGCGGGGCGCGGCGCGGGGCGCCGGTGGCGTTGCGCCAGGTGCTGTCCTGGCCATAGCGGTAGTCACCGCAGACGCTGACCCAGGTGCCGGCGGTGTACAGGCGCAGGTAGTCGGCCTGGGTGATGGCGCCGCGGCAGTGCGGGCAAAGGTGGCGGACGCTGGCGGGATCGCGCTTGTCCCACTTGAAGCCGTGGGCGACGGATTCACCACCCCACATGAGCGGTTGCTCGACCTGGCAGTGAGGGCAGGTGATGTGGTAGCGCAGCATGGCGTCGGCGGCGAGCTCGCGGCGCTCGATGTGGTCCAGTCCCTTGAGGCGCGGGGTGCTGCCGGCGATGAGCTTGGGGAAGGGCGCGCCCTCGAGGCGGCCGCGGGCCCCTTCGACGGGGTCGACGGAGCGCTCGATCATGAGGTCGAATGCGCTGGCTTCGTCGAGCATGGCGACGGCGACGGTGATGCGGCGGTAGGCGCGCGCGGCTTTGCCGCCTAGGGTGTGCAGGACGCTGCCGAGAAATGTCTTGAGCTTGAGGGTGTCCTCTTTGGCCGACCGCAGGACGGGCGCCATGGCGGTGACATCGCGCAGCATGGGGTCGACCTCGGCCTTGACGAAACTGTCGCGATCGTCGTCGGTGGGCTGCCAGACGGCCTGCTTGCGTCGGCGGTGCGCTGCGTTGTAGGCGATGAAGGCGAGCAAGGTCTTGGTGTAGCCGACGCGCTTGGACTTGCGTACGGTGACCTCTTCGATGTCGTCGTTGCTGAAGGCGTCCATCCACCCGCGCTGAAACGGGTAGGCCTGCCACCGGCCCTGCGTGTGGCTGCTCTCGGCGGACAGACGGAAGTGCTCGGCGGCCCAGTCGCTGAGGGTCATGGGCGGGACGCTGCGCAGCGGCGCGAGGCCGGCCAGGGCGGCATCGACGACGGCGCGCTGGGTTTCAGTCGGGGTGCGGCTCATGATCGGTGGCGGGCGCGGTGAGATCGAGCTCAGGCTCGTCTGCGGCGTCCTGGGCGTCGTCGTCGGCGACGCGCTGGCGGACGAGCTCGGCGGTGGCGCGGACCCACTCGTTGCGGGCTTCGGCGATGACGGCGACGACGGCTTCGCGCCCGGCGTCGTCGAGCTGGGGGCAGGCTTTCTTGAGGACCCCGGGGAGGTGGTCGAACCGCTCGGCGACGGTTTGGCTGGCGGTGGCGAGAACGTCGGCCAGGAGGGCTACGGCGGCGTACTCGCCGCGCAGGGCGGCGTTCTTGATTTCGATGCCCTCGCGCTGGGCGCGGGCCAGTGCGGCGCGCTCGGCAGCGAGATCGAGTGCATCGGCGGATTGGCTGGCGCGGCCGGCGGCGATTTCGCGCAGGTGGCGGACGTAGGCGACGCGGAAGGCGGCGCGCGTGTAGTCGGGCGGGAGGGCGAGCTTGAGCTCGTACTCGCGGATGGAACGGTCGGACAGGTCGAGGTGGGCTGCAACCTCGGCCTGGGTGGGGTGCTGGGCGTCAGCGTCGCGCAGGTGGGCGCAGTAGTCGGCGACGAGGATCGGGACGCTGTAGTTGTTGCGGTCGTTGCGACGCACGCGGCCGGCGCTGACCAGGCGCTCGAGATCGGCGGGCGGCAGGCCGAGCAGCCGCGCGGCGGCGTCGTGCGAGATGCCGGTTGGCTTGGCGGCTACGGGCGCGGCGTCCATCCTGGGAACTCGGCTGCGTTGAAGGCGTGGACGGCGTCGAAGTAGCGTTTGTGATGGGCGTATAGATCGGCGCTTTTGGTGAGGACGGTGTTCTCGCAGCGCGGGTTGGTGTTGACGTTGGCGGAGGACTCGACGACGAAGCGCTCGGCGCCGCAATCGATACAGAAGACCTTGCTGTGGTTTCGGAAGGTCGCCACGCGGCCGCCATGGGGGCGCAGCGTGGAGCACAGTGCGCCGTACTCGGTCGGGTAGCTGTTGCGGAAGATTTCACCGATGTAGGCGTCGCAGTGGGCGACGGTGCCGTCGGTGAGCCAGGCGTGCAGGCGCTCGATGTCGTCCTTGGCGAGGTGCCATGTGCTCATGAGCATGTACGTTGCGCGGCGCGTTGCGAGGATGTGCGCGGCGTAGGACATGGCGTCGACATCGCCGGCAGACAGGACGTGCCAGTGGTCGCCCTCGTCGAACGTCGGTGGCAGCACCTCGCGCAGCAGCGCTTCGGAGGCGGCGCGGCGGGGGTGGACCGCGCCGATCGTCTTGTATGCGCGCACGCGGCGGGACCAGCCCTCGACCAGGTCGGCAAGGGCCTCATCGGCCGGGAGGTCCAGATCAAGCTGATCCATGGCGAGCGTGGAACCCCCTAGGCGGGCTCATGGAACAGTCAAAAATCGGGCTCTGCGACCCCTGCGTTCCTGGTGGCGTGGAAGGACCCTGTGAGATGGGTGTGGCTGAGGTGCAACACGTCGTCACGGGCTGACGCATACTTCGGGCGATGGGTGAGCTCCGCGCTCGGGTACAGCCGTGGCTGGCGTTGCTGGCGCTGGCCGTGTTGGCGTGGTTTGTCTGGCGGCAGTTCTCGCCGCCTGTCTCAGCCGACACGCCGACACCGTTGCGATACGAGGCCAGCGACCTTGCCACGCGGTTTGCGCGCAACCCCGCAGCGGCCCACGCAGGGATCGACGGTCGGGTGGTCCAGGTCCACGGTCGGGTCCATTTGGTCAGTGTCGTCGGCGGTGCGCCGGTGCTGTCGATCGGCGTGCTAGGGCGCAACGTCGATTGCCTGCTGCCGCGGGACGACATGCGCACCGCGGGCAGGCTTGCACGCGGTACGGCCGTGCAGGTCAAGGGCCGGGTCGTCGCCGTGGGCGACGGGGTCGTGCTGCGCCCGTGCGTGCTGGTGTAGGGCCGTCGGATCACGGTCGCCGCACCCCTACCGACACCCCGCCCTCCTCTGCCCAGAAGCTGCCGTCCAGGAACGGCTGCGCAGCCAGCCAGCGCGTCGCGGCATCGGGGCCATAAGCGGCTGCGATGCGGTCGGCCTCTCGCTGCGCATTCAGGCCAGCGCGGATCGCCGCATCGATCGCCTCGCGCCCGAATGCCTCGCGCAGCTCGTCGATCCAAGCCGCCGTCTGCGGCATCGCGTCCCTCATGGATCCCTTCTTCTCTTTCATGGCTATGGTCCTTGGAAATTACGCGCGCGTTACGCGCGTGTTACGCGCACAGGCCGCGTCGTTACGCGGTTTACGCCGTTACGGGGGGTCGCACATGCACGCGCAGGCGCGCACATGCGTGCATACGCGCGAGGGCGCGTAAACCGCGTAACGCACGTAACGACGCGGGTTTCGCGCGTAACGGCTCGCGTAACGCGCGTAACGCGGTGGGCGGGGCTATTCACCGTCGATCTCCCCGCCGCCTGCCGAGCGGCAGTACGTGCGCAAGACGGTTTCGAAGGCGCCCACGCTCTCGGCCGCCCATGCGCCCTCGCTCACGCCCGGCAGCGGCTGCGTGCCGTGCGGAATCCAGCAGCGCACCGCGCGGCGCCCGTCCACCTCTTGCAGCGCCACCACCTTGTAGCCCAGCAGCGGCGGCGCGGCACCTGCCCCAGCGTGCTCGGCCACCCACCGCCGTATCCCTTCCGTGAATCGCCCCTGCGACGGCGGGAAGCGCTCCCCGTTGTGGTCGCACCAACGCCGGAACGCGCGGTACAGCTGCTCGGCCGAACACACGCGCAGAGGGAGGGGGAGATACCCGCGTGCCCACTCGTGCGCGAACCGCTCCTCGGGCTTCCAGCCGGCCTGCACCAGCGACACCTTCGCCGCCGTCAGCAGCGGCTTGGTGTGCGCGTCGAAATCGCCTGTGCGGTAGTGCTGCAGGTAGTACATCCAGCGTCGCAAGCCATCGCGCGCCAGGAAGTCGCGCACCCGCAGATACAGCCCAGCCTCGTCGGCCAGCGGGGTGTAGACCACCATGTAGCGCCGGTCGCGCTCCTCCAGCGCCAGCGGCTGCGACTCGTTGCTTAGGAAGACCACGTTGCAGTGGTTGCTCTCCCACCGCGTCGGCTGCTGGATCTCGCGGATCGGGAACTTCGTCTCCTGCGTCACGATCAGCTTCAGCCGGTTCTTGTTGTGGTACATCTCCTGGCGCGAGACCACCTCGTCGCCGATGATCGCCAGCTTTTGCGACAACCAACCGTTGAACTTGTCCTCGAGCTCCACCTGCCCCACCGTCACGCCGTAGCGCCCGTACAGGTCGCGCCACGCATCCCAGTAGAGATTCTTCCCTGTCCCCTGCGGCCCGTGCATCACCACGGCCGTCTGCATCTTGGTTCCCAGCCGCTGCAACGGGAGCGCCTGCCAGCACAGCACCCAGTGCACCACCGCGTCGACCCCCGCCTGGGTGTCGGCGCTGTCCTTGCACAGGTGGCGCAGCAGGTCCAGCATCGGCGCCACATCGGCCGGCGTGCAGCGCAGCGGCTCCAGCTCCATCCCGGCGAAGAGCTGCACGCACGGCGGCTCGAGATCCTGCCCCGGCTCGAACATCAGCTGCTCGGGCATCACCATGCGCCGCCCGGGCGAGTTGAGCCACGCCTTGACGCTGTCGCCCGTCATCGCCAGCCGCAGCGCATCGATCGGCACGATCCGGTGCGTCTCCTCGTCCCACGCCGTCTTCGTGCCGTAGATCAGCGCGAAGCCCTCCATCAGGCGCGAGTAGTTGCCCAGGTTGATCGTCGTCTTGCGCCGGCGCGGCTTGCCCCCACCCCCCGGCGGCGCAGGCGCGCCTCCATCAGTGGGGGGAGGGGTATCTGGCATCGGGATGACGTTGTCAGGCGGCTTCATTGAACAAATCCGAACACCCGATCAGCGGCAGCACGTGCGCGATCTGGCGGCGCACCGCCTCCAGGCCCTCGCGCACGTGCAGATCGTTGAAGTCCGTGTCCTTCGGCCCGCGGTGGCCGGGGCGGAAGTAGGGCCACGTGTAGGCGGCGTCCGGCACCGCCCGGGCCGTCTTGTGCGCTGCCGTGCGGCCCGGGTTGCCGCGCGTGCGCCAGTCGTCGTCGGCGCAGATCAGGATGCGGCTGGCCGGGTACAGCGTGCGCATCAGCTCCGCCACCGGGCGCAGATTGCCGGCATCCAGCGCCACGACCACCGGCATGCGGCGGCGCACCGCCAGACGCAGCGTCAGGCCCGTCGCGTAGCCCTCGCACAGCAGCATCGGCATGCCCACCTCCGCCAGGCCCAGCCGGCAGCACACGCCGGGTTTCTGGAATCCCGCGGTGAAGCGCTTGCGGCCGTCGGGCCAGATCCGCTGCAGCGCGCGCAGCGCATCCTCGCGCGGCGCGTCGTAGCGCAGCAGCGGCACCACGATGCTGCCGTCGGGCAGGTAGCGGCAGGCCTCGCCCACGACCTGCTTGCGCACCAGGTACTCGCTCGCGCCCGTGCGCGCTGCGCTGGCCCACAACTGCGCGGCCGACATCGCCGCGCGTGCCGACTCGGCATCGCGCGCCTGCTGCGCCGCGGCCTGCTGCTGCTCGCGCTGCGCCTGCAGCGCCGCGCGCTCGTCGTCGCCGATGCCGCGCCAGTCCACGTCGACGCGCCAGGTGCCGCCGCGCCAGTCGCCGAAGCTGCCCGTCGTCACGTAGCTGCCGCCGGCCGTGCGCTGCTCGCGCAGGCAGTACCACTGCCGCTTCCGCGGGCCGAAGCGCACGATGCGCCCGCCGGTGTCCAGCGGCAGCGGCGGCTGGTCGAGCCCGGCCGCTAGCATCTGGCCCACCACGTCCTGGGGTGTCATGCGCGTCTCGCACCCACCCTCACCTGCGCCCGCGGTCGCGCGGACGGGGGCCTACCTGCGGGGCGGCCCGCCTGGGGGACGGCGTCTGGCCCCGTCTGGCGCCCAATGACGGCATGCGCCGGATACCGCCCCGCCGACCCCAGCCATTCGCCGATGCGGCGCGCGGCGGCGGCGCAGCGGTCGTCCAGCGGGCGGCCGCCCAGCTCGGCGGTGCAGTCGCGCTCGGCGCGCCAGCGGCCGCGGCCGTCGCGGGATCTGGTGCAGCGCGCGATGCAGCGCTGCAGGATTTGCGCGGAGGTCGGCCGTGTCGTCGTCATGCGGCGGGCTCCGAGGAAGAAGCCCGGCCGGGCGAGCCGGCCGGTCGAACGCGCTGCCCGCATGGGAGGAGGGCCATGGGGTACATGGGCAGCGCGGCAACTGCTCAGGCTGTGGTGGGGGACGGGGCGGGCTCGCCCGGCGCCTCCACGCCGCGCGGCGCACGGCGGTCCAGCGCATGGAAGTAATCGAGCAACGGCTGGATCGTGGCGACGCCGGGGTTGTCGCGATCGCCATAGGCGATCTTGCGCGGCAGCGTCTTGGCGACCCCGGCGGCATCCGCAATTGCGGGCCACGCCTCAGGGCCGGCCTCGCGCAACCGGCGCCGGAGGTAGACGATGATCGACTCCATAGGACGACATGGTAATCCCGTTTTCGGGATAACGTCATCCCAGCTTCGGGACGGCCGCGGCGTCACAGTTACGGCATGGGACGCAGCCCGCGCGACATCTTGGCCGACAACCTGCGTCGCTTGCGGGATGCGCGCCCGCACCTGGACACGCTGCCAAAGATCGCCGCCGCCGGCGGCCCATCGAACGGCACGCTCGACCGCATTCAGCGGCGCGCGGCAGGTGCCAGCATCGACACCCTAGAGAGGCTGGCCGCGGTGTTCGAGCTTGAACCCTGGCAGCTACTCATCGACGGGTTGGAGCCGAACAACCCGCCCCTGGTACGCGGAACCAGCGCGGCCGAGCGCAAGGTCTGGCACCGCATCGACAGTCTGGTGCGCGAATTGGGAGACCTGCGCGAACAGGCCCACTCGCGCCCGCAGGACCTGTCGACGAATAAAGTGTAACAGTCCCGCAAACGGGATTGACAACATCCCGGATGCGGGATGACACTTCGCCCCATCGGCCCACCCCGGGCCGCGTGGAGGCGAGATGGACCCGATCCTCACCAAGCTGCGCCAGCGCCTGGAGCGCTGGGAACTGCAGCACCTGCGCGACCACGCGCGGCAGCTTTCAGACCAGATCGACGACCTCGAGGACCAGCTCTCTCAGGCGCGCGGCCTGGCCGCGGACGCCGAAGACCGCGCCGAGTTCTGGCATCAGCAGGTCCTGCAGCTGCAGGAAGACCTGCGCGAAGACCTCGCCATCGGCATCACCAAGGGCGGCGAGCTCGGCATCGCCTCGCGCCCGACGACCAAGCAAGCCGCGGCCAAGCCCGTCGTCAAGGCCGCATCGAAACCAGTCGTCAAGGCGGCCGCGCAATGAACCGCCTTCCCGAGCACCGGCGCGTGATCCACGCGTGCACCTGGGCGCGGTCGTGGCGCCCCGCCGACTTCGACCCCATAGAGCGCTGGCCGCGCCGTCCCTCCCGTTGGGAGACCGCGGCCGACATCGCCCTTGCCGTCGTCATCGGCGTCGGCCTGGCCTTGTGGATGTGGGAGGCGATGGCATGACATCCGCTCCCCCTCGCATCCCGCGCCACCGCCCGATGTTCGCCGACACCGTGCCCGCGCCGCGCTGCAGCGGCCCGTGTCAGCGGGGCCGGCGCACGTGCCCTACGCCAGCCGCATGCCAGTGCGGCGATGACGACGACACCGGCCTGCCCGGCCCCGCAATGTCGGCGGTGATCGCGGTGGGCCTGGTCGCGTTCATCGTGGCCTGCAGCCTGCTGGCCGGTTACCTGTCCGTGGTGCTGCCGTGAGCACGGCGCCCGTGTACCGCGTCCGCGGCCCGGTCCGCGCGCAAGACGGCCGCGAGGCCTGGCAGGTCGTGCGGCCAATCGACTGCACGCCGCTCCTGCACTCGCTGATGGAGTGCTTGAGCGCCGAGCTGGCGCAGCGGCAGGCTGAGGAGCTGAACACCGTGGGCGACGAGATCGCGCAGCGGATCAAGGTTTTCTGACCACGCGCACGACCGCGCGCAGCCCGTCGGGGCTATCCGACGACTTAGGAGCACACATGGCTCAAGCTAATCCGAAGCAAGAGGTCCGCACGGACCCGATCGCCACCTGGCACGATATTGGCCCCGCCATCGCAGCCGATTGGCTCAAGCGCAACACGCTGAACAGGCCGAAGAAACCACAGAAGATCGCGCTGTACGCAGCGGACATGAAGTCGGATCACTGGCCGGTCACAGGCACCCCGATACAGTTCGGGCGATCGGGGCGCTTGCTAGACGGCCAGAACCGGCTGCAGGCCATCATCGACAGCGGCGCGACGATCCGCATGCTTGTCGTCGAGGGCGTCGACGACGGGGTCTTTGATGTGATCGACGGCGGCGCTCGCCGCACCGCCAGCGACGTACTCGTCATCGAAGGCTACGAAGGATGGGTCGCCAGCTGCGGCGCCACGGCGTCGCGCATCGCCCTGAACTTGAAACAGGGGCGCCTGCCGTATGCGCAGACGTTCTCGCCGCAGACCGTGCGCCGCTTCGTCAACGACTTCCCGGACCTGATGGACAGCGTTGTCTTCATGGAGTCGTTGCCGCGCCGCCCTGCGCCGATGCCGCACAGCGCCGCCGCGGCCCTGCACTACTTTATGGCCAAGCGTGACCCGGAGCTGGCCGACCTGCTGATGACCCGCCTGTACCGCGGCGACAACATGGCCGCGGAGGACATGATCCTGCGCCTGCGCAACAGCCTGCTCGGCAAGGCGCAACAGAAAGCGATGAACTCGGCCGGCGACTTCACGCACGCCATGGGAGCCGTGATCCGCGTGTGGAATGCGCGCCGGGGCGGCCGCACCATCACCCATATCCAGAATGCGTTCTTGCGCACGGGCGACGCATTCCCGGAGATCAAGTGATGAATGCGCACCAGCTCGCCGAGCTGCTGCCGTCGATGTCGGACGCCGAGTTGCAGCACCTGGCCGACGACATCCGCGCGCATGGCTTGCGCGACCCGATCGTCGAGTACGAAGGGCAGATTCTCGACGGCCGGCACCGCTACAAGGCGTGCGTCATGGCCGGCGTCGCGCCACGCTTCACCGCCTTTACGGGCGACGATGCCGCCGCCGCAGCGTTCGTCTGCAGCGCGAACCTGATGCGCCGCCAGCTTACCAAGTCTCAGCTTGCCATGGCCGGCGCTGCGCTCAAGGCGTGGCATGCGATGCGCGCGAAGGAACGGCAGCTCGAAGCCGTGAGGCGCGGCAACAAGACGCGCCACGGTGAATCGCCAGTTCGGGTGAATTCACCCGAACTGGCGGAAGGCCGAGCCCGCGACCACGCAGCCAAGGCCGTCGGCGTGGGCGGACAGTTGATTGACCAAGCGGAGAACGTGATGCGCAAAGCCGTGCCCGAGGTGGCCCGACTTGTTGAAAGTGGCGCGATGACACTGAACGAGGCTTCGAAGGTGGCAGACCTGCCGAAGGACACGCAGCGCCGCATTGCCGTGCAGCCGACCAAGCTGATACGACGCAACGAGCTGCGCGCGGCGCTCAAGAAGAGCCGCGCCGGCAAGAAGGCGCGCGCCACGCAGGCCCGCAGCAGCATCGCCCAGGCTGCGGACGCGCCTGGAACGCCGTTGGTGCGCACGCTGCTATCGCGCCTCGAACTGCTGGCAAACGAGATCGATCGCCATCACATGACGCCACAAGCCTACGCCGCGGCTTTCGTCGAACAGTTCGACTGGTCGGAGCCGCTGATGGTGAGCCGCATGGAGTACGTCAGCAAGGCGATCGACATGATCGCGACGCTACAGGTGATGGGCAAACAGGCCGGCCGTCGCGCAGCATGACCCCAGACCCCACCCTGCCCGCACCACTCCGCCGCGGCGGCAGCGGCAAGTTTGCGCCCCCATGACCTGGCTCCTAACCTCCACCGGCCGCCGCGTCGACCTGCGCCTGGCCGACCCAGCGGCCCTGTCGATTGACGATGTCGCGCATCACCTGGCGCAGCTGAACCGCTTCACCGGCGCCTGCCGGCGCCCCTACAGCGTCGCCGAGCACAGCATCCACGTCGTCGCCGTCATGCGCGACGAGATGGGCATCGACAGCCCGCATGCGCTGCTGGCCGGCCTGCTGCACGACGCGCACGAGGCCTACATCGGCGACCTCTCCACGCCGCTCAAGGACGCGCTGGACGCCGAGGACCCTGACCGCGCCTGGCGGCGGGTCGAGTCGCGCGTGCGCGCGCAGGTGCAGCGCCGATTCGGCGTGCGCGTGGCGTCGGTCGGCTACCGCCGCGCCATCCGCGCGGCCGACCTGCGCATGCTCGCCACCGAGCGCCGCTGCCTGATGCCCCCCGGCGGCCCGGACTGGCCGGCGCTGCACGGCATCGCCCCCAGCGCCGAGATCTGGCTGGCCGACTACGACGAGCGCAGCTTCGACTGGCGCGACTGGCGCGACCAGTTCCGCCAGCAGCACGCGGGCCTGCAGGCCGCTTGCCGCGCCCACCCCACAGACACCTATCAGGACGACGACGACGATGCGCTATGACCCGCCCCCGCCCTGCACGATCCTGGCCCAGGCATCCGCCGACGCCGCGCCCGACATCGCCGACGAGCCGATGACGCTGCTGGCCTACCGCATGGCCGACCGTTTGGTCGTCGCCGACATCGAATGCGAGGCTGTGCGCATCCGGCCCGACTCCGAGCGCCTGTGGGACGTGCGGCACATGCTCGACCCCCGCGAAAGTTGCGACGAGGCGATCGACATGGTGCGCGAGGCGATCGCCTACGGCGTGTGGCGCGGCCTGCTCGAGGTGGTGCGGTGGCAGGACCAGGCCAGCGGCACGCCGGCCGTGGTGCGCATCACGCGGAGCCCGGCATGACGCGCCGCGCGCCCGTCAGCGACATCCCCGCGCAACCGTGGAAGAGCGGGATGAACGCGGTGCTGGACATCCTGGAGCGCGCCGGCGGCCGCGGCGCCACGGTGTCGGAAATCGCCGAGCGGCGCGGCGTCAAGATCAGCAGCGTGGCTAGCAGCATGGCGCGCCTGGCGGCCTACGGGCACGTCGTGCGGCGCGTGCTGAGCTATCACGACCAGCGCTGGTATCTGCGGGAGCACGCGCCGCCGGCATCGGTCACCAAGCCGCTGCCGAAGCGCAAGCCGGCGGCCGTCATCAACGACCGCGCGGCGAAAACGACGACGGTAGCCAAAGCGCGCCTGGCGCTGCCGCCTGGCGGCGAGGTGATCGTGCCGGAGACGGCGCGCTACACCTACGCACCGTTTCCCGCCGACCCGCGCTACACGGCCGACCCGTCCATCGCCGGACGTGGGGCGATCACGGAGGACTGGATGGCGCGGAGGCAGCAGCGATGAAGCTCGAGCTGAACACGAACGGCTCATGGCGCGTCGTGCTGCGCGGGCTGGACGAGGCCGCTGTGCGGCGAGCGTGCGAGGCGGTCGAGGTGCTCGGCGATCTCGACGACCAGAAGCGGCCCGCTAAATGGCGGATGGTGAGCGAGGGCACCGGCAAGGTAGTCAGCCGCTGCGAGGGGCCAGGCGGATGGCATCACGAGTTTCTGGGGTCGCGATGATCCCGGCCGGAGAAGCGCGTGAGCTGCACGGCCGCGAGGCGCTGTGCGCGCTGGAGGACTATTTCGGGCTGCGCCGCACCAGGCGCGAGCTGATGGTCGCGCTGTGGGAAGAGCTGCACGAGCGCGAGCAGTGCGCGACGCGGCCCATGGCGCTCGATCCAGTTGCAAACGTGAGGCAGGCGCCAGCGACGGTGCCGGCGTGGGAGATCGCATGAAGTACATCACCCGCGTGACCGAAATCGCAGTCGTGCCAGAGCACGAGATGCTGACCAGTGAGTTGACGACGCACGTGCGGATCGTCGACGAGGGTGGCGGCGAGTTCGTCGAAGTCGTGCAGCATGGCAGGGTCGACATCGGGAAAATCCAGATCAACCCGGACGAATGGCAAGCGCTGCGCGACACGATCGATCAAATGATCCCGCTGTGCCAGCCAGAGCGGGCGGGAGGCAAGGATGAGTGACCTCGTGCAAATCGCCCGCCAGCGCATCGACGGCACCCAGCGCACGCACTGGGAGGGCTGCGAGCGCGCCCACCCGGAATGTCTGATCCAGCGTATGGCCGACGAGATCGAGCGGCTACGCGCCACGCTGGAGCGTCAGCAGATCAGCTACGAACGGGAGCGCGAGATCGACCAAGAAGAGATCGAGCGGCTACGCGCACAGATCGCCGACGCTGAGGTCCTCGCCACATACGGCCGTGATGACGGCCTGCGCGATTGGGTGGACGCGGGTGCGTGGCTCTCCCCGGGTGAACGCGTCGTGGTGCTGCGCGAGGAGAGCGGCGGCTGTTGCCCGTCGCCTCGAACGTAGGATTAGCCATTATGGTTGAGAAGCGGAAAGCGATTGCTGCGGCTGTTAGGCCGGGAACTTAGGAGCAACAGATGATTCGCTACGAATGGGCGCTATACGAACTCCCAGCCAAGATGAAGGTGGCCGCCGGATCTGCTGCGGACAAGGCGGATTCGGAGCGCGAGGCGTACCACTATCTAGGCATGTACGCGCAGGACGGCGGATCGCTTCGGCTGGAGTTCACTGAGGTCAGTTGGGGGGCAGACGGGAAGCTCCGCAGGAAGAAGCTTGCGCCCACACAGGAGCGACGATGAGCAACGACCTGGCGACGCACGACGAGATTGCCGACGCGGTGCGCGGAATCGAGAAAGAACGCCGCGATGCTATGCGCGAACTGATGCGCGACTTCGACGAGCGTTACTACTACCCGAACCTGAAGGACATGCGCGAAGCATGCGGCAGGCTAGGCCACAAGTGGCGCTTCACGCACCTGGGGCCGCTGGGTGACCCGTGGTTTTGCTGCGGCGTGTGCCACGCCAGCGAGTGCAGGCCCGAGCGTGACAGCGCATAACGTGGGAGCTAACCGGGCGGCGCACGATGCCGGCCAGTAGCCACCCATGCCGTTGCCGCTCCGGTTGAGCGACAGGTTAGGCCACGCTGGTGGCAAGCGAGGAAAACATGGGCATTGAAGACGACGTGACGGCCCTGATGGCGTTGGTTGACGAGTACGGAGAGATGCGCGAATGGAACGGCGCCAGGCCGGGGGACGACACGACCGGGAAGCTGGGCGCCGCAGAGGCAGCAGTGCGAGAGGCGCTGCGCGTGCGGATGGCGGCAGAACTTGCAACGCTGGCGCCCGCCATCGCGCAACTAGAAGCGGGCGACTCAGCAGGAGCATTGAAGATGCTGCTGCGCAGGGCAGAGTGCATTGCGGGGCCTAACGCCAGGTTAACCGCGCCCGACACGGCGCAAAGGACGCACGATGAATGAGACAACGCAGCCCGCCGTGGCGGGTCCGGTTGAACCGACAGTTAGGCCGCTACTGGAGCGACTGCAAGAGGCGGGCGACGACTACACCGTTGCGTGGGGCAGCGGAGAGTTGTACGACGAGGCTGCGGCCGAGATGGAGCGGCTGCACGCCGAGAACGCGCGCCTGACCAACTAGATCAGAAGCTGGCGCCGAACTGCGCAACGCTGCGTGACCGCGTGGACCGTGGTGCGCGGCGGCGTGTGGGACCCCAACGGCCTCATGGACGAGCATGTAGACGCGCTGCGTAAGGCATTGGGGCCAAACGCAGAGGTAAGCAGACGCGATGAGCACTGACCAAGCAACGAACGCCACGCCGGAAGCGGTCTGCTCGACCGCCATGATAGGCCCGGCGCTGGCCGACACGTATTGGAAGGTGGACACCACCACCTGCCAAGTGAGATCCGTGCGCGGCGGCCCGTGGCCAGCCAAAGACAGCGAGGGCGACACCTGCTACGTGAACACGCATTTCAGGACGCAGCGCGAAGCCGTGGAAAAGCTGCGCGACGAGTGCGCCGCCTGGCTTGCGCTGAACTGCCGCGAGCGTGGCGACCTGCTGCGCCGGCTGCTGGCGTTGGAAGACGAGGACCGGCGGGCGCGCGAAGGTTTGCAGTGCGCGCTGATGACCCTGGCTTGAGGGCCTAACGCAAAGCTGAAATGACCGCGCCCGCACAAATGCAACGACTCGCACCGACGTATGCCGGCGCGGGTCATTTCGAGCGACGTGTTATGGCGCCGTGCGCAGCCGTGGAGCGAGTGCGTCGAGCACTGCTGCCCGCTCTTGCGTCAGGCGCAGTAGGTCGGGATACAAGCCAGATGGCACGTCGGTTGTGCCCGCAACCCAGCGTCGCATCGTGCGGTCGGCAACGCCCAGATCGCGGGCCAGCGCGGACTGCCACTGCGGCCCGTAGAGGGCCTCTCCGCACTCGACAAGCAGCCGGCTCATCGCAGAGGCGCCAGACCCAGAGCAGCGCCGGTGCTGCGCGTCCAGTACACCGAGCGCTCCGGCCAGCCTTGCAGCCGCTCGCGGTGCGGGTAATCGGCGGCGCGCTCGCGGCTTGGCATGACGACGCGCCCGTGGGTGCGCGACACGATGCCATCGGCGGTGCGGGTGTAGGTGACGTAGCGCATGGCTCAGGCTCCAAAGGCGCGCGCAACCTCGGCCTCGAAAGCCTTGCGCTGTTCGCCCGACAGGCAGGTGCGGGCAAACTTGAGCGCGTCGGCTTGCGTGCGCATCTTGCCGGCGATCATGCGGGCAGGGGCCTTGGTGACCGCCGCGGCGCTGATGTACTTGGGGTGCGGGTTGAAGCCTTCGCCGCCCTCGTTGTACAGGTTGTTGTGGTGGACCCAGGCGGGGTTGATTTGCTGCGACATCGTGGCCTCCTTGCCAACTTGCGCGGGCCTGATTGCCCTGCGCATGTCCGTAATGTAGGACACTGCGCACAGCCTGTCAATGGGTGCGATGAACTATTTTCGTGGGCGTGCCGCGATGGTGCCGGGCGCCATAACGCAGAGCTAACGGGCTGACAACGGCCCGAACGGAAGGAAGCGAACCATGACGACAAGCGAACGCAGCGAGCCAGACAAGCCGTTGGCAGTCCCGTTGAGCGACCAGTTAGGCCCGCTGCCGCCCAAAACGGCCTTGGGCTGGGACTACGGATACACCGACCAGCAGATGCGCGAATACGCCGCTGGCGAGGTTGCGCGAGCAACTGCCACCACGATCGCCTGCCTGCTACAGATGCAGGAAGCGGCGAAGGACTTGGCGGCCAAGGCCGCCGTTCTGGCGCCATACCGCAAGCCATTCGCGCGTGAATCGTTCGAGGCGTGGGCCAGCGATGCCTACAAGTGGCCAAACGCCATCGAGCGCAGCGGTGAAGGCTACCGTTTGATGCAGACGCAAGCGTCGTGGGAAGCGTGGTCGATGGCTTTTGGATCTGCCGAGGCAGCTTGCGCCGAGCGCATTCGAGAGGCCGATGATCGCTGTTCTGCTTGGGCCGACATCGCGGGCGCACACGGGGCGCAGGCGGACCGGCTGCGCGCACTGCTGCGCGAGGTTTCTGCAAACCGCTGGGAGTGCGCAACAGAAGACGGCGCGTGCCCGGACTGCGGAGCCGATGATGGCGAGCCGCATGAATCCGGGTGCCTACTGGGGCGGGTAGATGCAGAGATCGAGACAGCAGCGCCGCTGCGCAAGGCTGAAGACATGAGCCCGAACGATCTTGGCTTGAGCCACTGGCCATGCTGAATTCAAGGGCCTAACGCCAGGTTAAGCGGGTGACCACGGCGGCACTACAGCCCGAGAAACAAGACCAAGCTGAACGCCGTGGGCACTCCGCTTGAACCGACAGTTGTGCAGCAACACAAAGGAGCCTGCAAGT